TGCAGGACTCGGGCCTTACTGCCCACCGAATCCAGATGTTTGATCTTGCTTTCGACGTCCTTGAACGCTTTGCCTACCGTCTGATCGACGGCGCCGCCAATGACAAAGCCAAGCGCGAGGTTCTTCGCCATGTGCGTGCCTTATGCGTCGGAAAGAGTTGAGCGGTGGCTCAGTCGGAGAGCCACCACACCAGTTCGTTGAAGGGCATGGCCGTGATCTCAGCCGCCGAGAACCCGGTCTCCCTGGCCATGCGCTTGGCCAGGATCTTCAACGTAGAGCCGTCGCATTTACTCGTCCGTGACCAGGCGAAAGTAGCCGGCCTGCAGGCGCAGGTAGTCGACCATCTTCAGCCCCATCAGATCCGCTTCAGGGGTCTGGGTCAGCGAAGCGAACAACGACATTTCACGCTGCTCGGCATCACCGTTGAAGGCAGCCTGCGCCGCTCGTACATCACGCACGCACGGTGCACGCATCATCAGGGTGTCGACCGTGACACCGGACAGTTCTGTCGGGTATTTGAGGCTGATGCGAAAGCCTTCGTCAGACAGCTGCAGCCACTTTGGCAGCGATTTTTCGGTGGTCGGTTGAATGTCTTGATTCATTGCGTATTTTCCTTAAAGGCCCAGGGCCGCACGTTCGTCTGCGAGCTGGTCGACGCCATCGATAACCAGCACCATGCCCAGCATGTCGATCTCGTAAATCACCCGGCCGGCGACTTCGAGCTTGTAGTAAGTCAATGCCATGTTGTGTTTGGTCTCGGCCTTCTCACCGGCCTTCCAGTCGCCCATGTCGACCTCCTTGATACCGCCACGCATGGTGACGATCACCGGGGTGACCTTGCCCTTGAGCCCCTTGAACGAACCTCGGAACACAGCGCTGCAGGCGGTGCGGTCGGACAGACCGAAGAACTTGAGCGCTTCGCGCCGCACACCGTTGGTGGTGAAGCCGGCTTCGAGCTTTTCCACGCCGGTCGGGATCTCGACCTCGCCGGCCATGCCGCCGCCCCGATAGGCTTCGGTTTTCAGCACGACCTTGGGTAGCGTGAGGCTCGGCATTTCGCCGGCAAAACTGACGCCGTCGATAAACCCGGCGCAGTTGGAGAGAACTTCAGGAATCATCAGGGTGCCTCCTTAGGCAGGTTCAAGCACTTCGGTCATCCACTCGTTGGTGACCTCAAAAAGGAAGTTCGGGTTTTCGGCCGGCGGTACGTCGGTGAAGCGGATACGCCAGTACACCTTGCCCTGCTCGATCTGGCTGGCGGTGTTCAATTCATGATCCGGGAACACCTCGAAGTTGATCACCGCACCCTGGTTCTTCAGGTCGCGCATGAACGCTTCCAGGCCGTCGGTGACGTCCTTGACGTAGGTCTTGGTGATCGAGCGGTCAACCGCCCATTTGTGGCCGGCCTGCACCGCATCCATGAGGATGAACAACGTGCGTACGCGGGTGACGAACGCCCATTTCGGATCGCTCGACAGCGTGCGGTTACCCCAAAGGCGGTAGCCGTCATCGCGAATGATCGTGGTGATATTGGCGTTGTTGAGCTGGTTGGCCCGACAGGTCTCGTCGCCGTCCAGGTACTCGACCGCGCGGGTGGTGCCGGTGATGCCGGTGAACTCTTTGTTCGACGGCGAGGCCCAGAAGCCGTAGGTCGCATCCGTCCACGCAAACAGGCCGGCGGTCCATGCAGAACCCGGCGCATCCACGGTCTTGCTTTCTCCGGTGTCCCAGAACTGCACACCGGGGTCAACCATGTACAGGTTGCGGCTGCCGAAATTGTCGGCGTAGCCCATGGCCGCCTCGTCGGTGGTGCCCGGCCCGTCGATGATGCCGATGGCACGCAGCTTCTGCGCCAGGCTGTCGATGGCAGTAGCCACCGCCTGCGTGGCCGAATGACCGGGGGCGATCAGCAATCGCGGCTGAGCATTGAACAGGCTTTTGCCATCGAGCAGCGCCTGCAAGCCGGTCCGCTGACCCGAGGCCAACACGCCGCCGATGATGGCCGATGTCTGCAGCGCCGGATCGTCCATCTTCGGCACGCCGATGGCGACGATTACCGCCTTGGCTTTTTTGTAAATCGCCTGGCAGGCTCGGGTCATTGCCGATTCCGCGCCGAACGCTGCAATGGCCTCGCGCTCGGTGGTGATCAGCTTCAGTTCCCCAGCCTTGGCAGTGCCGCCGCCCAACACACCCGGCGTGAAGGTGTCGCACAAACCGATGATCGAGGAAGACGGCAGCGTGATGGTGCGCGCGCCGGTGTCGACCGCTGTGGTCGTGACGCCGTGAAAGAAACTCATAAGGCTCGTTCTCCAGAAACGAAAAAGCCCC